AAACTGTTCAAACAGTTCAAAGAATGCAGGGTTCTCTCTATGCCAAATAAACCACTTTCGTCCAAGTGGGTTCTGCATCATCTGATTGCAGTAGTCTTCTTCACTAATTTCTACGAGTGTGTCGTATGGATTCGCAGTAGCCATAATATAATCTCCTATTAGGATTTTTCAGTTTTATTCTTTTTCCAAAGGTAATTAATATCTTCTTCATCAGTTCGTGTATTGTATTCAAATACCTTAACCTTATTACCTTTCTTAGCCAACCACTGTTGTATTAGCAGTTGATCATCGTCATTTGTGTCTGCGCTCGACAAAGGAGCCGAACGCAGTTTATTTTTTGTTTCACTTTTTACCATAAGTTGCTTTCATTCTTTCCTGTGAGACAAACTCTGGCTCATACATGCCATTCTCTATTTCACGTTTAATAATAACGCCAGACCACCATTCTTTGTTCATCTGACCTGCCCAACCTTCTGGTGCGCCTTTGTAACAACCAGCAACTAAGCCAATAGCCCCATAAGGATGCACATCATCACGGATTTTCATATCACGTTTATGACTGTGACCACAAGTTGCGCTTCCAAAGCGTTTAGCTAGAATGCCCGCAGCATGGTTTACACCAGACATAGGACGATACCCATTAGTAAAGAAGTGTGCATAGCTCACTCCATCATAATCATGAATTGCTGGTGCGTCATGTTCATACTCATGGTATTCATCAAACCAAGTATCTGTTCCCAAATGCTTAAATGAAATGCCGTACTTCTCACCCTCAATACGAGGGTCCATGCCGATAGCTCTTCTAATTCTAGTTTCGTGGTTTCCTTCAAATCCGTAATATGCAGGACGTTTGCGTTTATTAGCTTTAAACTTAATACGCATACGATCCATTGCTTCGTTGTAGCATTCAATATCTGCTTGATAGCTTTGGCTTACAAAATTCTTTGGAGCCTTCGCTGAATCAAAACTGTTCAGTGATCGCATATCTGCACCATCACCTAAATCCACAACGTAGTCAGGTTTTACGTCCCAGATTAATTCGCCCAACCAATCAAATCGCTCATTGCTAACTGATGGGTCACTGTGGGCGCATGAAAACACAACTGCTGTTTTACCTGCCATTAGTGTTAATCTCCTTACATAATTTAAATGTACTTCTATTCTATCACGATTACCTCAAAATGTCAAGTAATCATTAAAAAATGGGGGAAAATTAATCCCCCCACTAATGCTTAGGACATCACCCCTTTAGAAGCTGTGCTTCCCCACGATTGATTTCAATCTTTCGAGGTTTCTTAGCTTCTGGTATTACGTTTTCCAATTTGACGGTTAAGATACCATCGATAAGGTCAGCGCCATTCACAACAACTGTATCAGCTAGTGTGAAAACTCTTGAGAAGGAACGACCAGAAATTCCACGATGAATATAATGTTTATCGTCTGTGGCTTCTTGTTTACCTTCGATTGTTAGTACCCCTTCTTTGATCTGAATATCAAGATCGTCATAGGTGAACCCAGCAATTGCTAATTGCAATTCATATTGGTCATCGTCTACCTTGACGATGTTATATGGTGGGTAAGCCTGTTGATTTGGGGTTGTGTCTCTCATTCTTTCAATCATTCGGTCAAAGCCGATTAAGAATGGATCGTTTAGAAAATCAGTTGTGATTCTACGTGTATTCATTTTGCTATCTCCTTTATTAAGCAAGATTAATGTGTGTGACCCATTAGGCATCACACGTTTATTTATAAAATGTTTTCGTCGTAATCTTAAATTTATCTGACAAAAGGCTTAAATTCAGTACCATTAGCTACCAAACACGTCCAACCATTCGGAAACAAGGAAACCAAAGTCCAAGAACCTGTATCTTGATTTGTACTAAAAACAAATTCAGTATTAATAAGTTGACCACTTGCATGTTGCTGTAGAATTTTGCCGTTAAACAAAATTTCTTCACCATATTGACGCATTTGTTCTGCCACACGAGGCATCGTCGAACAAGCTTGGATTGCTTGGAAAGGTGGTATCTCTTGCGCCACAACTCCAGATGCGACGATAGTTAACGGTATTAAGTATTTAAGCATAGCCTATTCTCCTGTTGAACCGAAACCCCCATCGCGCTCTGTTAACTCTAATTCTTTGGTTGTCTCCACGAATTTTTGTTGAGTATATTTTTCAACCATTCCTTGAGCTATACGATCACCATTTGTGATCTGTACAAGGCTATCGGTATTGTTTTGTAGCATAATAAAAGTCTCTAGTGTGTAGTCAGAGTCGATAATACCCGTACCATTTGCTAAAGATAATCCTTTTTTGTATGCCATGCCAGAACGGATAAACAGTTTTAAAACATGTTTTTCTGGTACGTCGAAAATCAATCCTGTGGGTACTAAGACCCTAATTCCTGGTGGTAGCTGAAATGCATCTTGTACTGTTGATACACCCTTAACTGCTACTTTCTGTGCTTTGTTCCAAGAGTTGAAACCTTGAAGGAAATCTCCCTTTTTGAAACAGGCTTTAATGTCAAAACAAGCTGAGCCTTTTGTAGCGTACTCTGGCAGTTGTGCATTTTCATTCATTCTATAAATATTCATTTTCACTTCTTTCCAATATTATACTTTGCTTCTAGCGTCCAATTACTTTTCTCTTTGTGAGATAAGATTTTGATCTGGTTTAGTTGAGCTACAGGGTCTTGAGCTTTTTCTGTTTGTATAACAGATACCAATTCCCACTCTTCTAACAGGTTGACGATTGTATTACGTCTTGAGGCGTCTTCTTCGATAAAAGTGTCTTTCTTCCCATCTAGGATAAATAACTCTTTAAAGTGTAGTATAGCATATCTACCTTGTTTATGCAAGATATGACAAGTCTGATACAACTTCTTTTCTTTTCTTGATGAAATGCCAATTCGGGTGAGAGTTTCTTTTACTTTTAGGAAACTATCTGGCGTTGGAAGAGAAACCTCAATTCCCACACCTTTAAATATATCTTCTGAACTCATAGTCTACAGCACCTTCTTTTATTATTATTATGTTATGCTGATCGTCAAATACTTCGACCATCGAATATATTTATCTAAATTGGCTTTTCTCTAACCCCCTTCTTCTAATTTCATACGCACTCTGATTAGTTGGTTGTCATTCAAAGCTTTCTTATACATTTTAGCAACTGTGCGGTTACATGAATACACTTGTTGTATTGCATCTAAATCCACATCTTTGTCTGCTTTAGGCCATTTAGAGAACCGTTTACGTTTACGCAATGCACCACGATAGTAGTTGAACTGTGCGCCATTGAATAGATCAGGACGCATATTCATTTCATTAGCATGAAGAATTGTATCCTCAAAGTTTGCAAAACCACGATTTACAATATACGGTATATATAGCTTTTCAGCTTGCTCTGGGACTTCATTGTCTGCGATTATATCATCTTTAGAAAAAGACGCCGCATTCATAAAATCAAAGGGTGTTATTTCTTTCGGCAATTGTATTCTCCAAGTCTTTTAGCATATCATTAAACGGTATAACACAAGTAGCACAAAGTTTCAAGCTTAGCTTACCATCCTGTGTATCGACGTTAACTGTGTTAATATCTTTCTTAGGTATTCTCTTATTGCATTCCCAACATATAGCTTTGCTGAATAACGCATCAGCCCACTTACCCATCTTTTTTGTCTTTCATGTACTGCGCGAAACGAGCCACTTTATCAGATGGTTCTTCTCGTGGCTTGTCTTTATTAAAAACTGTTTTCAAAACAGGTTGTATGGTTGTACTACTTATTTTCATTTGTACTCAGCTTCCATCATAACTTCAGTCATAAACGCAACCATGTTTACTTCAAGGTCTGCAACAAAGTTAGCTTTATACATATAATCTGCAAGTGTCACCACAAATCCTGGTTGGCTACGCAGTTCAACTTTTTCATTTGCGACATCATAGATACGACGAAACAGTTCATTCATATCTTGATCAGAATTCTTGGCAACCCATTTACGCATGTTGGTAAAGTCTTTGGCTTTTAACATACGGAACACTTCATCTACAGACTCTTGTTTGAGATTAACAAAGATACCTTCATCAATACTACCAGAAGCCGCATATGATTGTAGTTCAGTAAGTACACGACGGAAATCGGGGAAGTGTTGTTCTACAACCTTAGCAACAACCTTG